CACATAAGTTCAACCGCTTGCATCCAATCGCCGCCAGCTTGTGTGACTTTCACCATAATCACGACTTTTGTGGCAATGAATAAAGCAAAAAACATATAAGTGATAACGGGCCGAACGGACCCACGCAAGGCGTTGATAAAACTTCCAGCGTCGATAGAACTGTCATGTAAATACAACCCTTTCGTTTCTTCAATGTCAGCTTGTTTATCCAACTCAACCAGCTTCATCTCAGAACGTTTTTGCGCTAGTTCTGTTTCAAGGTGCATCATTTCCATGCGGTGCTTTTGCGCTTGGTTCGCCTTGAAGTAATTTAGAACCTCTGGCAGAAATGAACTGCCAAATCCTAGTAAGCTACCTAATAGTGTTATCATTTCTCTGACCCCAGCCATACGGCAAATGCGCCTGTCATAGCGCCTGTGACAACAGAAATTAGACTTGCCTGCTGTGTAGACAAATCGGGTTGTGTAAGCGCCCACTCAATGCACCGAACATAAACTATCGTCATGGTGAACATCATAAAACGCGGTAAAATTTTGTATTCTAGTATTTTCTCAAAAGCGTTTGTCATTCAAAGCCCCCTTGCAAGCCTTCCATTATTTCCTTAACAGTCGGACGCCGCTTAGTATCGGGTGAGTATCGGCATTGAAACTGTCTTGGACATTCCTTAAAACTAAAACTCGGATAGTGATAACCTATCGTATTGTTTGGCCCTTTGTAAATACAAACCATTTCATCCTGTATTTTAGTGCGTTTAGCCAACTGACAAGTTACAAAATCAGGACTAACCAAACCAGCTACAATTGCAGATGCAATTAACATCATGTATCTACCCCAACTTTACGACAAGTGAATTGCCCTGAAGCGGGTATTCCTGACATAATTATTATGTTTTCTACAACAGAACTGCCTTTTTGCATACCTTCAATTAAACATTCGCCTTTTGTTTCAAAGCGTTGATTGTTTTCCAACATAAATGAATCACCGTTTATAAAAACAATAAGAAAATATAGAACCCAGCTATCCATTACTGGGTGGCTAGTACAATTAGATACATGCCGCCACCAAGCACACTAATTATGCCTAAAGACAGTCCAGCTATGGCTGCATTGTTTGCCAGTTGTCGTTTAGCTTCCATAGCTGCATATATGGTATCCTCCCGTTCTTTTCGTATTTGTCTACGCATACCTAGCATTTCGTCGTAAGTACCTAATCCAAAACGATAATCTAACATAAATTTAATTTCTTTTTCCTTTTCAATTAATGTTTTCTTGCGGACAATAATGTCCATTGCTTCCTTTTCTATGTTTTCAGTGCCATGTGTTTTTTTGTCTAGCCAAGTGGGGTTTTTACGTTGGGACTCAGCGCGTGTAATATCTGCGACTGCGCCATACCACGTTCCTAACTGCTTGCTAACATCTTGAATCTCACGACCCGCGCCAACCAACATTTTAACGCCCTTAAAGGCGGCGTTAGCTGTGGCAAATGCTGTTACAGGGTCTATCATGGACGCACACTTATCCTAACCCATCTATGTTTATCATACTGTCACCGTTACTGTACCAATTTGCCCCGTTCCCAATACACCAGCAGCATAAGGCTGATGAGCAACAGGAATCCTTAAAACACCATCTACAACAAAAACAGTGCCATCTTCTAAACCCGAATCATTGTTCGGCAAGTTCGTAAAAACTTGTGTAGTATTTCTACCAGCGCCGGGGTTTTGCATTTGCTGAATATACAAAGCAAATGAACGCACCAAGCTATCCATATAAGCTATAGAATACTCAGGTGGCGGCTTCCCAAAGAAAGGTTTGGCTAAATTTCTTGACATTTATCTTCTGCCATCTGGTCTTATTTCAACACGCGGCGTTCCTAGTCGCCATGTTTCACCTAAATTTGACGATTGTATTTTGAACGCAAAACTTCGTCCGCGTATTCTAACGTAAAGCTGATCTGTGAACTCTTCTACAGTTGTAGAAACTTCTTTAGTTACGTTCTTGCTGTTAGATTGCAAATAGGGACCGCCGGGAAAATTTCTAGCCTGTACTGTCATAACGGCTGTTGGCGTAGCTTCACTAGAGTTTCTAAAAGTTAAATCTGGTATGATCTTGCTGATAAAGACAAACTTGTCGCCCTCACCTATAGTCATTTGGCTGCTTTCAATATGTGCAACAATTGGGCTAACAGGATTAGTGCTACCATCATCAAACCCGAACTCATGTGTATAAAGGTAATTGTCACCGCCAGCGGCTGTTGGGTTAGAATCAATACCTCTATCCTGCCAAAATGTTCGGCTTAGATTTCCAAAATACCAAATGTTTTGACCATAATTATATACAACATATCTGTCGTTATCTGAACTTGTTGATGAAGGATAAAACCACCAAACTTCTGTAAAGGCAGTATTTGATCCTGCACAAACCTTTTCACGTTGAGAATCATTAAAATCATTAAACACGTAATCTTTTACAGAACATGGAATTACTTTAACCCCACCATCATAAACATAAAACTCTGATAGCCCCATCCAAAACACTGAATCTTCAATGCTAACAGTCGAGAAAGAGCCAGCAACAGTAATATTGTTTGAAACCATATTTACGCCATAAGTAAGTGGCGGTCCTAAAAATTGCAGAGAATAAACAGACGTATCTGTTAAAACAATAATTTGCTGTTTTGTTTCAACGGCAGTTACTATTTCAGAGCCAGAACCTAGCACTAAATCTCCCGCAGAGTTTGTTTCTTCTGTTTTCCAAACAATTAGACTTTCAGCCCTACTGTTCACAACAGAGCTAAATCTAATTAACATTGGGTCTTGAGTCCCAATATTTGTTTCTGGATCACACCCAAATACTATTGTGTGCGCAGCTTGATCTGAAACCATAACTTGCTTTGCCACAGTTGGCGCGAAGCCATCTGTGCCTGCCAAACTAGATAAAGGGACCGCTCTTGATGTAAGGCCAGAATCATAATCCCAATAATAAATATTTCCATTATGTGCGTTTATAAGAAGACTTTGACCAAAGTTGTCTTGCGTCCAACTTCCCAACGCCTGCCCCGCAGCACTAATACTAGCAGATGAGTCCCAAGTTCCGCGACTCCAACTACCCGCCCCCCAGCCAGTGCCAAATACAGAAGTGTCCAGACCAGAAGTTAAAAGATATGTTGCGGTTACAGTTCCACCGCCGTTTGTATCTGAGGACGTAGAATAAACGTTTGTAGGGTTTAAGCCGCCAGAAACAGTAATAGATTGTATTGTAGATACTGTTCTGGCCTCAACTTGGTAGTTGCTGCCATCTATAACCGCCGTTATTTCATATTCTTGATTTAAAACATTGGCTACAATGTTACCGCCTAAAGAAGTTGCGTTGGAAAATATTACAAAATCGCCGGGTGAAGCCAAGTGGTCTGCATCTGTGACTTTAAACGTACAGCTAGAAACAGATGCGTTACCCGCATGCGTTGCTGCTGTGGTGCCATCTTGCCCCCTAGAGCAGCCTGTAAGAGTGTCAGCGGACGTTCCTGTATAGGTTATAACTTCGGAACCTATTTTAATTCTGCCAGAAGGCGCGAATGCTGTTGCCGCTGAGTTATTTGTAAGACGAATAACTGTATCAGTTGGTAAAACTTGTGTGTTATGAAGCGTTGTGCTTCTGGCAGTAAATGGGTTTGTAAGCGTATCTGTTCTGTCTATGGGTGTAATGTCATAGAATGTTTCACCGTTATTTATGTAAAACTTTCTATTAGTTCCTATGCCTAATAATTTAGTGCCATCAAGTGCGACCCAAGAATGCAAAGACCTACACGTTCCTATAAACGCTTCGTTTGACCTTTTTACCCAACCACCAATTTTTTCTGGAAAACCAGCGCGAAAACGCACTTTATCACCATCGAACCAACCACCTTCATTGCTGTAAGATGTAGTTTCTTTATTGACTCCTGACCTAAATTTTAGCTTGCTTAACGCCATAGAACACCTTCGATTTAGCCAGTTCTTTCAGGCACTTTACAATATTTAATACCATCTGGCTACACGGTATATCCTATGAGTTTACTACGCCGAACATTACAACTTCACCTGATGCTATATTTCCGCTGCTCCAATAAAACCTAATAGCATTCACTTGTGCATTTTCTTCACGTACAAATCCCCCTGCACCTCTAGATGCAGCATTATAATATAGAGGGTATGGGTAATTATCAGTTTGATAATACGCACCATCGTTTGTAACAATTTTCGTATGATTAGAAGTGTGAGGATTAGTCACTCTTACAATACCAACAAAACCTTCGTTAGCAGCATTTCCATTTGTGGTGTCCCCGTTTACATCTCCAAATGCTGCGGTAACTGATGTGGTTAGATGCTTACGATAATCACTAGCACCCGTATCATAACTAGGGTTAGATGTATCTGAGCTTGTTAATGCTCTAAGAACTGCACCATCCGTAGCAGGAAGAAAATCTATAAATCTAAATTCGTATGAATCATATTTAGAACTGTCAAATGCTGTAAAATCTAAAGTAGCTGCATTAGATATAGCACCAGAAGAAGTTATAAACTCCGTTCCACCACCGCCACCCTCAGCCCAAGATAGGTCGTTAGCACCTGCGGTTAAAACATAGCCTGACGTACCTTTAGCCAACGCTGCGGCCACACCTGACGAGTTGCCTACTTGTATAGCGCCCCTAGCCAACGCGCCCGTTACACTGCCAGCAACAGAAAGATTTGTACTACCGTCCGATACCGTAGCCACCGTAGCGTTAGCACCGTTTTTAATTACAACGTCTGTGCTGCTACCATCGCCTTTTAGGATAAGGCCGTCAGCCGTAGTATTGGTAATCGAACCCGTCGAGAACCCTGCTAAATCTCTGGCTTTGGTCATATCTTATTCTCCTACTCAGGCTCTGTGGGCCAAGTTATGTTCGTGGGAAACCCAGCTTGTGTAGGTACATCACGCAGTGCTTGCCTGTACGTGCGCCAAGCATCAGGCACATGGTCAGGCCAAACGTGACTGTCAGATAGTTTAAGCAGCAAATCACGGTGCGCTCTAACCGCAGAATCAGTGGTTCCAGTAAAAGGCTCAGACATCATAATTTTCCTACGTCAAGATAAATTGAAGAAGAAGATAGAGCCACGCCAACGGCCCCAACCCCGTCTACCCCAACTTCTGTAAGGGCTGCTGAACTAGCTACTGCTCCGTATAATTTACCAGCCGTTAGCCCACTTACGGATGTATTAATTCCACCAACGACTGTAACCGTGCCAGTTGCCCCATTTGAAATATTTTCTGCCGCAATACCTACAAAAGATGGAGCCGCTGGATTAAAAACGCGAACATTACTCGGATCGGCAAATACAATATTACCCGTGTCGGGGTCGTAAACCGATACGCCCGTTGTTCCTGTACCCCATCGAACTATTTGGCTTGTTGGCCCAAACTTCATCTCCGCAGCAGTGATGTCCACCTCTACAAAAGCCATCGCGCCAGAACCCTCTTTAAAACTTAAAAACTGTTTGTCCCCAGCCACAGTAACAAGAGCACTACCTGAGCCATATCCTGTATATGGAACGTCAACGTAATTTTCCGTGATACCCGTGCCATTAATTGTAATTATACTATAGTTTGTGGTGGTGGAGTAGTTGTTCATAAGAATTATTTTGTTAATGCTGGGAAGAAAAGTCCCCATAGTATTTGAGTTATTAAAACTACTTGTTATTTCAAACTGAGTTCCACTAGAAACACTTGTCCCGCTAACTGTTAAAACGGTCCCTTTAAGAGCTTCAGTACCATAGTTTTGAAAAATAAGTAAAAATTTGTTTACATTAGAATCATAAGTTAGAGATGTGGATCCAGTATATGCGCCACTGCTGGAAACAACAGTCTCTGAACCAAAGCTGATGGATGTACCGCTGACAGTTCCAACTCTCGCTTTGACAGTGTTGCCGTTACCGTGATAAATACACAGAACTTTTTGTGCATTGCTGTCGTATCGAACAATATTGTCATACGCGCCTTGGCTTTTCAGCGCTACAGGAGTTCCAAATGAAAGGTTAGTACCACTAACCGTTACAACTACGGCGTAAGGGTAATTATTACCGTTTTTCTGGCTATAAGTAACTACAGTTTTTCCAGAATTAGCGTCATAGGCGGCATGAATGTCACGCGCCCCGACATTGGTAGAAACCGCAGTTCCAAATGAAATTTGTCCGTTAGCAATAGTACCTACTCTGCCGTATAAATAGAGGTTTGTACCTCGAAAAAACAATAAAACCTTATCATTTGCAGTATCATAAACTAAGATTGGGTTGGCATCAGCCCCACTCCCATGTGCCACCGCAGACTGCAGCTCTGCTACGGATGCAGATATTGTTCCGTTAGAATTAAGTCCTACAACATCTCCAGCCGAAATAGCGCCTGTAGCAGTGAATGTCTGTTCGCCGCCACCGCTTGCTGCCACAAATGATAAATCAGTGCCATCAGATGTTAGAACTGTTCCCGCAGCGCCTTTTGCTAAAGCAGATGACACACCAGAGCTATTACCAACATCAATAGAACCTCGCGTCAGGGCGCGTGTAACGGTGCCTGTAGCAGTCAGGTTACGGATCGCAGTAACGTCCTTATTACCGTCAGCAGTAAGAACTTTATTGGCTTCTGTAGTGCCGTTGGCTGAAGCCTTATCCGTCAGGTTGAGGTCCGCTATAGACGCATCAATACCTGAGATAATTCCAGAGCCTTTGCTGCCGATATATCCTGCCATCTTATAATCTCCTAAGTAGGCTTAGTGGGCCATGTGACGCTGTTTGGAAACCCAGACTGTGCTGGTACATCACGCAACCCCTGTCTGTACGTTGTCCACGCGCTTGCCATTGTTACGTCAGAATTAGCCATCCAATCGCATTCCGCTAGTCTGCTGTCGCGGTCTTCGCGCACAGACGCCGCTGCGCGAGTATCTGCCCCCGCAGCCCATGCCGCCTCTTCTGCATCACGGGCAGTTTCTTCATTAGCAGTAAACTGCACCATGTTGCCATTAACGTTGTGGTATCGTGGCATTTTATTCTCCTATGAGTTTACTATTCCGTACATAACAATTTCGCCTGACTCTATGTTACCACTATCCATAGCAAATTTGATTGCGGTAGTAGCTTCAGCAGCTATTCTTGCAGTAACGGCATTGTAAAACGCATTGCCATAAATGCCGCCATTACTAGCTTGACTTACTATGTTTATAGAGTTCATGACTGTAAAAGATGTTGCGGAAGGTGCGTATAAAAAGGCCAGCCCACTTACTCCAAACTCGTTAGCGGCACTTCCAAGTTCAACAGAGGTATAATTAATTTGGAATCCTGTTGAGTCATCATTCCCATTGCGGTGATACTCGCCATTAGTTGTGTCGTAGCTACTGCCACCATCTGCTGAGTGATAACCAAACAAACGAACATCGTCGGTAGCTGGTATTACATTCTTAAAGGCAAAAGCATAGTGATCATATTTACTTGAATCAAACTGTGTAAATGATACATTTGCAGCATTGGATATAGCACCGCTAGAAACAATAAACACTAATCCACCGCCAACCTTCGTACCCATATAGGTAGCAAGCCTAGACATTGTAGCTTTGCGATTGGTCCCACCCGCACCATCATCAACAACCATCAAGTCAGCATCGACCAACGCTGCTCCAATATCAGTACCGCCATCAATATCCAGATCAGCAATGTTTATACTGCCGTCAGGAAACGTAGGAGTACCCGAAAACGTCACGCCCGTTGTACCTGTTGGTATCGACATGACTGTAGCGTCTGCATCGTTCTTAATAGTTACGTCTGATGTAGAACCCTGACCTGTAAGCACCAAAC